CGTAGGAAAATATCCTTTTGCGCAAAGTTGCGGATGTGCTCAGGCGCCTGTGGGATCCAGATTTCGTTCAAACTCTGCAACGTACTAGACCAGCGCATCTGGTAATCCTCAAAGGATTCTCCTGCGCAATTATCTGCAAAGAACTCTGAAATGGCGAAAGAAGTCTCATCAGTCATAAACGGGCGCAAATGCTCGAAAGCTTCTTCGCCAAATGACTCAATTTGAGCACAATCCCATTTACCCATATACAAAGCGTCAGCAAGAACAAGCTCTTTTTCCAGGCCGGAAAGCCATTCTTCCTCCTCGCTAATAGATAAAACTTGTGCCTCCAAGAGACCTGGTGCATTAGCATAGGTGTCAAGAAAGTCAAACATATCAGACGAGCGATTAAAACGCTGTTGGTACTTGCGACAGCACAAGGTTGCGAACTCGTCATAAGAGATGGGTTCATCTGTGGTCGTGCGACCTGTAAGTGGATTGATAGGCCAAATATTATAGACCCTCATGGAGTGAGCTTCACCCGTGATGTTCCTTACCTTGACTGCGTCAAGATAACGATTCCCATCATCTCCAAGGGTAGTAAACATTCGTTTATTAGTAACCCTGACACAAATATCAAAGCGACGACGAAGTGCTTCCTTACAATGGATGGATTCAGGTCTTATCTGATTAATCCCCAAGTTTGAAGTGCAAATAATAGCACGGGAAGAGAAGTAAGTTTTCGCTTTCTCTTCAATCGAGGCCATATGCAACGGGTAAGGAGCAATATTTCCTGTCCTAATAATTTCCATAAACTCTGGATTGGGTTTACTCGCACTATCGACAATTTGAGAGAAATCGTCGTAAACAACAACGCGTTGGTTTTTGTAACCATCCCAATAGTCTTGTTCGACAGCACGCATGTAAACTTCTTTCATGGGGTCGGCTTTCCCTTCTTCAGTTCGGGGCATACCGTCCAATTTTATAAGTTCGGTTGCGAGAGGGAACATGAGTCCAGATTTACCAACACCAGAACTGCCAAAGACGTAGATCACGACGGGTTCAACTCGGGGTCCAGCACGGAAAGCGCCTGAAGAGCAGGCCTTTTCATAAAGGTTCTTGAGAATTGCCCAATGGAGATTGAACGGAGCAAGCAGAGTCCTATCAACTTTAGTTTCAGCTGCAGTGACAGAAAATTGAGCGCCCTGACGATAGAGACTCTCAATATGAGAGCACATCTCGCTAGAGCGAACGATATTGTCAGCTGTATGGAGGCGAACGAGGTCCTGCACCTGGGTAAACCAGACGGAAATTCCGGACATAAATGTCTCAAGAGTCTCAATCTCGGAAGGAACGCCAGTATGCCATTCAAAGACTTGCTTCATCACAAAAGTAATGAGTTTCTCTAGTCCTTGCCAGGCAAAGGTGAGTCCACGCACGAGTCCTCCAAGCTTAGTAACTCCAGTAATGCAGTCATTAATCTCAGATTCACGCGGAATCTTTTTCATCATCATAGTGCCACAAAAGATGGCGATGACGGTAGTCAATGAAGCAATAGGATCGCCGGAAATTTGCGCAGAGAGTTCGCCTCGAAAGAAACGATGCACAATGCGAAAATGGTCCTTAATGCGAGCCCAAACTGTAGCTGCAAGTTCAGCCGAAATGCCGATTGAAGTAAGAGCGTCGAGAGTAAGAGCAGCAACGACTGTAAGATTGAATTTGGACGAAATAATCGCAACAAGCTTACAAGTCAAAGAGACGATCGCTTGGATGGTGGTGGTAGCAACCGCCATTCGCTCAAGAAGTGCCGTTATTTGCTGTGTAGCAGCGGCAAGTGCAGGGTCTAGACCATGATTGACATCAATGGAGAAAAGACCTTGCGATTTCAAGAGAATTGCAGGACGCAGACATTCCCATAGTTCAGCAGCATCGGTATCATTAAGATTAATGCGAACCGTGAGAACACCGTCCTCACATTTGAGCTGGAAGTCGCGGAGACGACCTTGAGTCTTGGTGAAACAAGGTAGTGTGCGGTGTTTATTCTCAGCAGAAAGACGAAATAAATAAGAATTCGTCGCTGTGAAGTTGGACTCCTTGATCAAAGATTTTAGAATCGCACGCTTCTGTGTGTTATTGCGCGTACGTTCCAGAACCTGAGAAAATTGCATGTGTGCAAAGCGGGTTCCAGCTTGTGCTGAGAGTTTGAACTTAACTGTAGGTTGAAGTTCAAAAGTGTGTCGACCAGAGCCGTGGGCACTCCATGCATGATTGTTAGCTCGTTCAAGAGTCTTAAAAAGACGTTCGGGACAGAGCGTGCAACCTATTGGTGCGAAGAAGCGACACACGAGAATGTGGTCTGAGGCATTTGCCTTCGTGATCTTAGTGCTGCAATAGCACAACGTCGAACCATCACAGCCAGAATTGGCAAGATGTTGGACGGACGCGGCAATAGAAGAATGCCGGTGATCACAAGTGTGACAAGTAGACATATTCGTCCAAAGAATAGTCTTTGGAACAAAAGGCGTTGTTGAGGCAAAAGGCACGGGGGTTGTTTGTTTGGATTGCATAATTAATACATTGAACCCAACTTTAGCGTTGCTTACCCATCTGGATAATAATTTACAAGATATGTTCGATAGAGATCTCACGAGTTAAACGCAAGAATAGCCTCAATAAAGATACATATAGGAGACGGTACTTCCGTATGTCCATGTGTAAATTGACAACTACTAAAACTGGTTTTGGACCTTAAAGACAAAATAGTGTAAGCTAGATCGCTAAAAGCGCCCTCGGCAGTGGTAGTAAAATTCCCTTACAGGGAGATCTGGCAAAGATGGTCAAGGATCGCAAAACGATTCATAAAGATCAAGACTAGGCCGTAAATATCCTAGCATTAACAATCAAGATCATGAAACGTTTTCAAATGGTCGTAGAGTCAGTTTGATAGATGTGTGTGTAAGAGCAACGGGTCAAAGCCCGGTAAAATGCAACTCCAAAAGAGGAGGTAAAGTGGTTACCCTAACAAGGGTCAAAAATTAGTGTGTACGTAATAAAAGC